CTACGTTTACAGACTTAGAACCTAAAGCAGCAGGTGATAGTGGAGATGGTTATATATGGAAATATCTTTATACTATTAAACCAAGTGATATTGCAAAGTTTGATTCAACTAACTTTATACCTGTTCCTACTGATTGGGAGACTGGTTCAGATAATTCTGCAGTAAGAGATAATGCATCTAGTAGTGGTCAATTAAAAATTGCAACTATCACTAATAGAGGATCTGGTATAGGAACTGCTAATAGAACTTATACTGGAGTTCCTGTAAGTGGTGATGGTTCTGGTGCTGAAGCTACCATAGTTATTAACAATGATGCTAAAGTTGAATCTATTAATATTGCAAAAGGTGGATCTGGATATACATATGGAACTATTGATTTGGTTGGTGGTGGAGTTCCTGTAGGAACCACTACTCCAATCTTTAATGTTATTGTTCCTCCTCAAGGTGGACATGGTGCAGATATTTACAGAGAATTGGGAGCAAGTAATGTTTTAGTTTACTCTAAAATTGAAAATGATACAGAAAATCCAGATTTTATAACAGGAAACCAAGTTGCTAGAATTGGTATTGTAGAAAATCCACAAGCATATGATTCTACTGCAAATTTAGAACTTTCTAAGGCTAGTGCTTTATATGCATTAAAATTAATTGGAGCAGGTTATACAACTGCTACTTTTAATCTAGATGGACAGGTTACTCAAACTGTAGGTTTAGGATCTACTGCTGTGGGTAGAGTTGTTTCTTATGATCAAACAACTGGTGTTTTAAAATATTGGCAAGATAAAAGTTTAGTTGGTTTTAATAGTGATGGTTCTTTGAAAACAGATCCAACATATGGTTTATCATTACACTCCTTTACTGCAAATCCAACTACTGGAGGAAATGTAAATATTGCTAGTAATGAAGGCACTTTAGGGATAGATACTAACTTTGGATCAATAGGAAGTCCTGGTATAAGTACTGTAATAAATAATAGAACATATTACCTTGGTCAGAGTTTTACTCAGGGTGTTGCTAATCCTGAAGTTAAAAAATACTCTGGAAATATAATATATGTTGATAACAGACCATCTATCACTAGGTCTGCTAACCAAAGAGAAGATATCAAAGTCATTTTGCAATTCTAAAGAATCATGCCTCAGGAAACTAATTTAAACGTCGCTCCTTATTTTGACGATTTTGATACTAATAATAATTATTGTAAAATATTATTCAAACCTGGATTGCCAGTACAGGCAAGAGAATTGACAGGAATTCAATCTGTTCTTCAAGATCAGATTGAGAAATTTGGAAATCATATTTTTAAAGATGGTGCTTCTGTAACTGGTGGTGGAGTTAGATTTACTGGAGGATATGCTTCTGTTAGAATTCAAATATTTAATGAAGGAATAGATGTAGAATCATATATTGACGATCTTCTTGGACAAGTAGTAATTGGTAGTCAGACTGGAGTAAAAGCTAAGGTAACATCATATCTTGGAGTTCCTCTTGAAGAAAATTGGTATATTTTATTCATTCATTATTTAAATACTGGTGGAGAAGAAAATGAAATTTTTGGTAATGGAGAAAGTTTATTATTAGATTCAAATGTATTAAATACTGAATCTGGTCTAACCTTTCAACCAGGAGAACCTGTTGCTCAAACAACTAATGAAGATGCTTCCTTTGAGGGATCAGCTGCTATTCTATCAGCTGGTATCTATTATGTTAGAGGATATTTTGTAGATGTTCCAGAACAAAGTCTTGTTATAGATCCTTACTCTAATGATGTAGATGTTAAAATTGGATTAAGAGTAACTGAAAGTATTGTTAATGCTGATTTAGATGAAACATTAAAAGATAATGCATCTGGATTTAGTAATTATACTGCTCCAGGAGCTGATAGATTAAATTTAAAAATAACTTTAAAAGCTATAAATCCAACTGAAGAGAAACCATCTAACTTTATAGAGTTGATGGAAGTTGGGGGTGGAAATATAATTTCAGTAGCTCAAAAGCAAGATTATAATGAGTTGGCAAGTGAATTAGCTGCTAGAACTTATGATGAATCTGGTAATTATTATATTAAACCATTTTCTCTTACTGCCAAAAATACTTTAAATGATTTTGAGGGAAATAATGGAATTTTTACAAAGGATCAAACAACTTATAATGATAATACTCCTAGCGATGATTTAGGTACTTATAAGTTTTCACCTGGAAAAGCTTATGTTCAAGGATATGAGGTAGAAACTGTATCTCCTACATTTATAGATTTTGAAAAACCTAGAACTACAAAAACTTTAGAAAATCAAAGTATAAATTATGTAACTGGTCCAACTTTTACTTTAAATAGAGTTTCTGGATCACCAGTAATAGGTATAGGAACTGACTATACTGTTAGTTTAAGAGATAGTAGAGTTGGTGCTGCAGGTACAACTGCTGCTGGTAAAGAGATAGGATTAGCACGTGTATATGATTTTGCTTTAGAATCTGGATCTTACAACACTTCAAGACCTAATGAGAATGAGTGGGATCTTGCTTTATATGATATTCAAACTTATACAGATTTAACTTTAAATACAGCTGCTACTTTAACTGTTCCTACTCATATTAAAGGAAAATCTAGTGGAGCTACAGGTTATTTAAGATATAGTGTAAGTTCTGGTACTGCTGTAACTGCATACAATACTAAAGGAACCTTTATTCCTGGAGAACAATATATTTTTAATGGAGTAGAGAGTGGAAATATAGGAGCTGGATCTACTTCTTATTCTACTAGTGATATTAAATCTATTCATGGTACTGTAAGTACTGCTAGTACATTCAATGCTGATGTAAAACAATCTAGTTTGTTCCATATAGGTGAAGTTAATATTAGTGCTGCTACTACTTCAGGAGCTTATTTGGGCATTTCTACTGTTACTAGTACAGATGTTACAAAATATTTTGTTGGAGTAGCAACTGTTGGTAATTTGGTTTCTTACACCAATACCAATATTAGTGGAGTTAGTACTGCTTCTTTTGCTAAAGTTGAAAGTGTATCTCAACATTCTTTAACTATTTCTGGTGTTACTACTGTTGCTGGTATTTGTGAAGGTGGATTACCTACATCTATAATTAATCCATCCAATTTTAAAGTATTATCTTCTCAATTCCAATCTTCAGTAGATAATAATTTATATACTAAATTCCCCAAAAACAATATTGAAAGTGTAGATCTAACTAATTCTCATATTACAATTAAAAAACAATTTGATGTTACTATTACAGATAACTCAACAGAGGCTATTGGTAGTGGAAGTGCTTTTGAAACATTTTTACCTTATGATGAAGAGGATTATATTTTAATAAGAACTGATGGTTCAACAGAATCATTATCTGCTGATAAATTTGCTTTTAATGCAGGATCTACTGAGTTAACTATTAATGGATTAGGTAGTAATGATACTGCTAAGTTAGTAGCTACTTTACGTAAAGTAAATGTAAGTTCAAAAATCAAAGAAAGGAAGAAGATTAATGTTTTAAATATATCTAATTCTAAAGATGCATCTTCTGGAATTGGAACTACTACATTAAATGATGGTCTTACCTATGGTACAGTTTATGGAACTAGAGTTCAAGATGAAGAAATTTCATTAAATGTTCCTGATGTTGTAAAAGTGCATGGAATATTTGAATCCAAAAATACCAGCAATCCAGCTTTACCTAAATTAACTTTAAGTTCTATTAATAGTTCAACAGCAAAAACAGGAGATCTTTTAATTGGAGATCATTTTGTTGGTTCTGATACTAATTTTAAAGGAATTTATGTAAGTAAAGCAGATGATTCTAATATTAACTATATTAGTACAAATGAATTAGATCTTAGAGTTGGGGAGATTGTTACTTTTGAAGAATCTGGAATTACTGCTACAGTATCAGCTCTTACAATAGGTTCTAATAATATTACTCAGGAGTTTAATTATGATGATGGACAAAGAAGCACCATTTATGATTATGCTAGATTGATAAGAAAACCTGAATTTGATGCTCCATTTAGAAAACTAAGTATTATATTTGAATCTGCTTATTTTGCATCATCTGATACTGGAGATATTACCACTGTTGATTCTTATAAGAATTTTGATTATAAAGACTTACCAGAAATAAATGATACTGGTTCTAGTGATATAATTGATATAAGACCTAGAGTTACTGATTTTTCAGGAACTGCTAGATCTCCTTTTGAATTTTTAGGAAGATCTTTTGATGGAGCTGGCAATTCTGCTAAAAATATTTTAGCATCTGATGGTTCTATTTTATTAGATTATTCATTCTATCTTCCTAGAATGGATAAGATTTATCTTACTAAAGAAGGTAATTTCCAATTAGTTACAGGAACTCCATCAGAAACACCAGAATTCCCAGTTCCTGTAGATGGAGCATTAGAAGTAGCATCTATTTCCTTACCAGCATATCTTTTTAATGTTAATGATGCAAGTATAACTCTTGCAAATTATAAGAGATATCAGATGAGTGATATCAATAAACTTGAAAAGAGAATTGAAAATTTAGAGTTTTATACATCTCTTACATTATTAGAGAATGATGCTTTAAATATGAATATTACTGATACTGATGGATTGAATAGATTTAAATCTGGTTTCTTTGTAGATGATTTTTCTAATACTGAAAATCAAATTAAAAAGACTATAGTTAAGAATAGTATTGATTATCAGAATGGAGAATTAAGACCTTCTCCACATACAACTTTACTTGATCTAAAATTAGATTTAGATAGTGCTAATGGAATTAGAAAAACTGGAAGGGTTTTAACTTTAGATTATGAAGAGGAAATTCATATAAAACAAAATTTTGGTACTAGAGTTGAAAATGTTACTCCCTATCTTGTTAGTTATTATGGAGGAACTATAGATCTTCTTCCAGATTCTGATATTTGGGTAGATCAAGTCACTCTTGAAGCTAAGCATGAAGATCTTACCACTTACACTAATACTGCATCTCAGTTAAGTGCTTCTGAGTTTGACTCTAGAACTGGATATAGTCCAGTAACTTGGGGTGCTTGGAAAAATAATTGGACTGGATCTCAAGTTGTTAGTACAAAAACTTTGGGTCAATCTTGGCATGGAAATGAATTAAGAAGAAAGACTGCTACTACTAAACAAAAAACTGGAACTGCCACTAGAAAAGGAACCAAAAAACTTGTTAGAGAAACTTTTAGTACTATTAATGAAGGTCCTAAGGTAATTAATACTCAGATTAGTTCTTATATGAGACAGCGTAATATGCGCTTTGATGCTAAAAAATTAAAACCCATAACAGGAGTTTATGCATTCTTTGATGGTCAAGATGTAAGTAAATATATTATTCCAAAACTTCTTGAAATTTCAATGATTACTGGATCTTTCCAAGTAGGAGAGACTGTCATAGGAACTACATCTAATGGAAAACAATTAATTAGATTTAAAGTATCACAATCAAATCATAAGAGAGGACCTATAGATGATCCTAGTGAAGTTTATAAAGCCAATCCATATTATCAATTTACTCCTCTTTATAAAGGAACTTCAATTTTAACTGATGCTATATTACTTGATAATATTGTTCCTTCTTCATCAACAACTACTTCTGCAGATGCTTCTGCTGCTTCTGACCTTACTACTATTCCTGAATTATATTCCTCAACATCCACTATTTTAAATATAGATTTGGAAAGTTTATCTGAAAAATCAGATAATACTTTTTATGGATATGTTGAAAAAGGTCTTAAATTAGTAGGTCAAACATCTAATGCTCAAGCATCAATTTCTAATGTAAGACTTAGAACTGATACTGTTGGAAGTGTTATTGGTTCATTCTTTATACCCAATCCTAATGATATATCCAATCCAAAATTTGAT